ATGGCTTTGATGCGTTTGCGTTGAAACATGGTCACAATAATTCCTCCTGGGTATTGAATAAAAAAGCCCGTTCGGGCAAAAAAAAAGCGGCTATGCCGCATCTTGCTGTCTTTTTCAAAAAGTTTCGATCATGTCTTTACCATTTGATGTCATCCAATTGCTGCTGGATGGGAAAATCACCAAGGGCAGCAATCATGTCCTGTAATCTCTGCCTCTTACCCGTCAGTTGGCCATGCGCCCCTGCAAATGCAGCAGCCTTGGTGGTAATTTTGGCCGCCAGCTCTGCCTTACTCATATTCCGAGCGTCAGCAGCGCTATCCAGCCAGGGAGTATGGGCTTGAGGATTCGAAAACCATGTCTTTGCTTCCGCTTCCTGTAACGCCCAGCTCTTCACTTCTTCCTCCGGATAAACTGCTGTCAATTCCCTTACCTTGGACTGATAAGCAGTGTTGATACGAGTCACGGCCGCTGCTTTCATTTGAGCCGGACTCAGTGCAGTCAACGGGGTAGTTTGTTCTGAGGCCGCAGCTTTCCATAGATCCACAAATGGCTGAAACTCCGCTATGTTTGTGAGCAGCGTATTTGCAGTATCGTCATACTCTATGTGCCCGCTCGTACCGTTCCACTGCACAGCGCGCACATCGGCTCTCAACGACGATAAATCGACTCGCCTGAATACGCCATCTACTCCAACCACGCTGTCGTCCCGAATGATTGTCACTCGCATATCTCGCTCTGCTCCAATAAACCGTTACCCTGGGCCTTCCTGTTCGCCATGTGCGCCGCCACAAGCAGCACTTGTTGCGTTTTCTCGCTGTGCTTCACCATCTCATTACGGAAGGATTCTGTAGCTGCGGCCCCCTTGCGGGATTCGTTGGCAGTGTTGATCATCAACGTGGGCAGCCAGCCTATAGCGCATCCCCATGAATCGGTTTCCTGTCCGGTGTTGACATTTATGCCGCGAACCTGCACATACCATGGACAGCGATAGAGGACAGGTTTGCCGTCTTCGAGCTTAAGCTCTTCACACCTTGCTCCCAGGGGACAATCTGCTGTACGTATTTCCATCAATCCTTACTCGCTATGATTATGTCGATGTATTGCACGGCAAGGTTGATGGCCGTGCCGGTAAAAATATGACTGTGTGAGCCGCCGCCGCCTGTGTTTTCGAACGAATTTATATTACCGGCGAATGGGCCAGAGCCGGCACAAGCAAAGCCAGTTCCGGTTTCATCTCCATACGTCTAAATCGAGTGTGTATGTGCTGGTATCTGCGCCGAAGTCAATGTCGTCGCGCTGTTCCAGCCGGAAACCGCCTGCGACGTGAAGGCTGACGTGAACGCGACTGAACCGCCGGAACCGCCACCGGTGCTTCCCACGACACGCAGTGCCTTATTGTGATGCGCCGTGATCTGAGTCCAGCCTGCCGGAGCCGTAGCCTGAAAAAATGACATAACGGTTCCGGGGGGAATGAGGCTGGCAGGCGCAGCGCCTAGCGTCGCTCTCGCAGCCGACGCATCATCATCATCCAGCAAACTCCGGATATAGGAACTCAGATTCGCCAATGCGACTGTGCCCGGTCCAGTAAAAAATGCCATCTTATCGGCCGACGTCTCCAGGGCGCCAAGCGCCTGGAGATTTGGATTTGCAAGGGATTCCTGCAAAGCGATGCTGGTCACACCGGCAACGAAGTAATCGCCTGCTGCCCAGGTACGGGGAGCCGTACCGTCTAGTCCCCGCCCTCCTTGCGCGATGATTAAGCTGTCGGTCGTACGTGCCTCGATTTTCACAATTTCCCGGTTGCCGGAAGCATCCTTGAATATGCCATAGAAATAATCGCCGATGCCTGGCGATGGAAAGAGAATGCCTTTTCCGGCCTCCACCGTGAAGCTCAATCCCGTTGTCCCACTGGGAGCGGAACTGATGATGGCCTTGCCAAAATTCGAGAACTTGAGTCCCATGTTTTATCCTCGTCTCAGGATTGCTGTCTGGAAGGGCGCTCTGGCATAGCCTCTGGCTACCCTCATGCCTGCTGCCGCTGTCTTGATAATGAACTGTTGCTGGTGATAGGCGGCTAGCTGGATATTGGTATAGGGCTTTTTAGGTGACAGCATTAGCCGCGCTATCGAGCCGTGAATGATGGCTTCGCGGTATTCATGAAATAGCGCGTCGTCAATCCCTGTACTGATGGCCGAAGGTTTTAACGCGACTGTTATTGTCAATACCCCGTTATTATCCGGAGTTGGAACCAGAGTCAGCGAAGATGGACCGCCAAGAATATATCGTGGTTTGCCAGTTTGTCGGCGCAAGTTTTTGATCGTGATATTCTTCCCGCAGGAAAAAAGCTCTATTTCTTCTCCATCCAACACTCCATGTATAATGGCATGAACTGCCGCACCCTCAGGAGGGGAGTAGGCATATTCCGCAATGCCCCCCATTACGAAGACAGGCAGATGCTCGGCTTGCCAAGCCAGGGATTGCTCACAGAATGCTATAGCGGATTGACGCAATGCACTATCGGCTGCAGCAGCGGGACATCCAGGCAGATCTGGCATAAGCAGATCATAAAAATCGCTCCAGGATTTCATGGTTGCGCCTCGGAGCCGAACAACAGCATGAATAGTGTGGCTCGGCCGGAATTGACGTGCTCATCGTCAGACATTTCTGCTCTGGCCGTGACATAATCTGCTACTGTCTGGAGG